TCATTCACTAAAAGCATTATTATGATTATTTTCTCCAATTATAGGTATTAACCCACTCGCCAGATAATTGACTATTAATAATTCAAACACTTCCAGATTGAAATTATCTTGATTAACTGCATCATGCAATATTGTAGCAATATCCGGTGTATTAATTGCTCCGCTTTCTATTAACATATTGGTTGTTCGTTCACTATTAAGGGAAAATCGTAATGCGTTACTGCCAACAATATCTACTCCTCGACTTATTAATAAAGCAACGACATCTATAAGGTCAGCAGCAATTGCTAAACTAAATATACTAACCCCTCTACTATTCAACGCATTAACATTTGCTCCATTATTTAGTAAGAAGCCGGTTATATCTAAGTGACCTTCTAATACTGCCGTTCCAAATGGAGAAAACCCATGAATATCTAAACTATACATAAAGTTTTTCTTATTTAAATGTCCCGGAAGTTTTTAAAATTTCATCTATACCGGGAATAGCAGGTTCACCGCGAAAATTAATTGCATTATTGTAACGTTCGCAGCAAGTAGAGAATTGCTTATCACACCCGGAAGTAATAATAAATTTGTCATCGACATTTATCTTATATGGAAGATCCAAAGCTAGGAAAATAGTATTTTCATATACTTCTTTTATCTCTCGCGATAAATCTTTATTTTGACCTGATATAAATCGGACTAACCCGTATAAATAGTAATTATTTTCAAATACCAGCTTATCTGCAACAATACCGTTATCTTCTGATAAACTAATGACAATACCTTGCTGCTGATATTTTGATAAGTCAATTTTACACTGAGAACTACCAAAATTTGTACGGCAAGTTGGTGAGTAATATTTTCCAATATCAGCATTAAGCTTTTGTGATAACCCCCGTATTTCTACAACAAATCTCTGGCCACAAAAACGCACTTCTCCAATATAGCCGGATTTCAAAATTACTTTACCGTCTTGAGGTAATAGGTAATTCACAACAAAAATCTCTACATAAGCATAATCGTATAAACCTGCCAATAAGTCTTCACGTTTTATCATATCAGAATCTATTTCACCTTCGATTTCTAAATTATCAACTGAGACGTCAGATGTATTTTCGATAGAAGTTGATTTAAAAGAGTTTTCAGCGCAATAAACTAAATTATCAATAACTAAATCGTGCGGATACTCAGTAAAGCCGATTACATTACCATTGCGTAATTTCATATAACAACATGTAGTTAAAGTAGTTAAATCATCAAAGAAGTGATTAGGGACTTTTCTCATAAAAATATCTCGATTAACGGAATGTTTAACATACTGTGAACATTATAATTATCGATTGAAGCTGAAATATGGTCAGTATCAAAGCGTACAGGTACGTCGAATTCAAAGTCAGCAGAAATTTTTATTTGTTCTTTAGGAGGATTAGGAAATGCCAAAATACCGGTTGCTGTATTAATTTGCCATGATAAAGCTAATTCATTATCAAAATATATTCTAACGGAATTTTTAACAGGCTTAAAAAGCTTACGCTGCTCAATAAAATCTCCCAACTGATAAGTTTTAATCAATTGAAATTCGGAAGACTGACCGTCAGCAATAGCAATATGCTGATTAACCGCTTTGTAATCAAGCCAATCCTTAAAACGAAAACCTACTGCTTTACCGCGCATTGCACGAAAAAATACCAATAATCGATCAAGCTGATCCTTGGTTTTTATTCCGTGAACTACATTATAATGATTACGTGCAGTCAGTACGTTAATATTTCGATACTCATAGCCTGTATGAGTAGTGATAACATCCGTATTAAATTTCGGCCCTCCTGAGATACCATATGAAATATCAGTAGGAAAACGCTCCTCAGAAAAATTTTTCATAATAAGCTTTTTATTTAAAAGAAAGATGGTAAGGAGCTTCTTCGCTCTTAATACTGAGACAGAAGTATCTTACTTCCTAATAATTGTTAGTTATGGATTATTTTGAACTGAAGAGATTTTAGAAATCCGTTTGATCTTGCGTTACGCCAAGAGGAAGACTATCACCAGATGATCTAACTCCGTCAAAGTTACTTCCAAGATCATCTAACGGAACATTAGTATCAACTTTATTAAGTAAATCAACATCGTTGCTAATGATTTTTTTTAGAAGTTTTTTTGATGCACGCAATCTAGCTTTTTTTACTAAATTATGTAGAGAAAAATTATTGCAATTCCCCGCTATCTTTAAAATCATAAGTTTATCTCATTATTAATAATAACTTAATATTTGGCATCATAATAATACGATTAACTAAAAATGTCCAGAACAAAATATAAATAATAATAAATACATTATTTATAACTGCTGAACTTACCGGTTTCACAGGATTTTCTTTAAATAATATCTTAAAGTAAAAGACTTTAATACAAGCTCAATATCAGGTATTTAAGCAATTCCGGATCACTAAAATCATTGTGCTTGGGAAAGTTACTAAATTAATAAATATTAAATGTAACTGATCAAAAGGAGGATAGGCCTTATATTGAGTAAGGTTATAAAAAACATCAAATTAAATTATAGATTTTGTATTATAATTTAAAATTTTATAAGTGCTTTAAAGGTCGAAGTATAAACAGATATTATTATGGATTCCAGCCTTCGCCAGGATGACAATTTTCATTAAGTTGTATGGAAATCCCGACCTGTGTCAGAATGACACTCGCTTTGAAGCCTGTCATTCCTGCGAAGGCCGGAATCTGTTAGTAAAGTACGCCATTCCAATGTAGGTTTTAATACCTGTCATTCCTGCAAAAGCAGGAATCCATTAGACAGATATATCATTCTTATCTGGGTTGAATTGTGTGTCATTCCTGCATAGGCAGGAATCCAAAAAATTAATTACGTAGAGCTAAAGTACGGAAAAAAATAGATTTGTACGCAATATAACATAATAAACAATTATTAAGCTGCATAGATTGATCCCAGCCTTCGCCGGAATGACACTCGCTTTGGAATATATGTCATACTGACGTTATAAAGACAATATAGCTATGGCTTCGTCTAAATATTTGTCTATTTGTGATAATTGTATATCTTGACCCTTTAGTTCAGTAACAACCGAAGAACTGTTAGCAGGAAATGTTACTAAGCTTACTTCCCATAAATCCACCTCCTCAATAATGCGAATGCCAGAGTCACTAATCCAATAGCTTGTAGGATTAAAACCAATGCTTAATCCGTAAATCGCATTTGCTTCAATCAAAGATACAGCTTCTTGACCGCATCTTACATTTGTTAATATCTTTGCCTGAATGTACAAACCATGCCGGTCTTCTTGAATATACTCAACAACACCTATCGGTTTATCAACCATATGCTGCCAGAGAAATACCGGCTTCCGATTTGTACTTAAAGTGGTAGTAAATGCACCCGGCGTAATCATATCATTATGCTCGTCAGTAATATTAAAAACACTGGCATAACCGGAAATTATCATAGCTTGTTGACTGCAATTGCATATCTACCTCACTGCTTAAAATTAAAGATTGTGTACAGAATTACTATGTGAACGTGCTCGCGGTATCGATACTTCTGATCTTCCAGGAAATCTTTCTGCTTCTGCTGACTTAATTATCTGCTCAACTTTTTCAGCCATTTTTGACTTTGAAGGTTTTTTATCAGAAATTAGTTCAGGATTTGCTTCGATCTTTTTTGATTTAAGAGGAGTAAGCTCAACTGTGCCGGGTGCTTTTTTCGGGTCATTAAACCAATTCCTAATCTTCTCCGGTGCTTCCGTAATCCATGAATAATCTTCTGCACTGCCAAAAATTGCTCCTCCAAGACTTTTAAGCCCGGCAACCAATCTGCTTTCCGGCTTTAATGATGCCGGCTTTCTTTCTTCTTCAGCTCTATATTTTTTAAATTCATTTTCATCATATCCTGCCCCTACTTTTGCTAAGCTTTCTAATGCACGTACATCTCTTTCAATATTTCCTAAATGTTCACCGAGTTGAACAGTGCTTCTGTTATAGCTTGGGATACCGAATTTCTGAGCTTTTTCTGTAATCCTTTTCCTAGTATCACTATTTTCCTGCAAAACTATTTTACGTTTAGCGTAAGTACCGACAGCTTCAGATGTACTTCCCATAGTAAGAACCTCGGGAAGTATGTCAATCGGAAGATTCCTAAATAACCCAACACCGTGGGTTGTTATAGTATCCATAATTACCGCTGTACCCCACTCGATAAACCTTGCTAAGCGATATTGCCATGTACCTATGTCTAAATCTTTTCTTGGAGCTTTTTCATGTTTAGGATTTTGTTGAGGATTATTAAATTTACTTTTAATTAATTCTCGTTTTTTTGGATCCGGCTCTAATTTTGCTAAAGCGATATCCAATCGCTGAATCATTTCTCCATAATGATCAACTAATTTTTCCCGTTCTTTTAATCGCGACGCTCTATACTCTCTGGCTGTATCAATACCCACACAAATTGATTGTGTACCGATCACAATCCCTAAAGACACGGGATTTGATGCTGCCATTCCTAAAGCCAAGCCACGCACACCTAATCCGGTTATCGGATGCGACGCAAACTTAATAATACCGCTAACAATCGGATTATCTAACGGAAGCTTAAAACGAGAAAAAAATGTTCTTTGAGACGCTCTTCTTAGCTCTTCCTCTTCTTCTTCTGTCATAAAACTTTTTTTTATAAATTATAATTGTAGGCTATATTTTAAGAATATTACCATAATTAATAATATGACAAAAAAATTAAAAAAAGATTAATATAATAAAAAAAATATTTATGCACCTTAAATTTATTTAGAAGAATTACAAGTATAAATATTATTTTTTATAACAATTCTTGTATAAGTAGAAATTAAATTTTCATTGAATTTTTCTTATATAACCATTTTATTTTAGCTATATTTTCACCTATCTGTTGCGATTTTCAATATTATTCAACCAGCAATACGTAATAAATAATTACTAAGCTGTGTAGATGGATCCCGGCCTACGCCGGGTGACAGTCGTATATAATTACAGATAAAAAAGATATAATTTTACTATTTTTTACCTTTTAATATTTTGTTTTTTATCTTTCTCAACATTTGTAACTTTCGGTAAATTACTAGCTTTAAGATTTCCTAAAAGAGCCCTATCTTCTTGGCCTAATTTGGCTTCTTTCATACCTTGTTGCACTTCAAAGCTTCTTGTGTCAACAGCAACTTTTTCTTTCAGTTCAAATTCTTTACCTTCAGAAGGGTTATTTCTACTTTGATGAGCTGCTATCACTTTGTGCCGTTTATCAAAAAAATCTGACGCACTTTCCCTAATCGAAAAAAACTTTATAATATCACGTCTTCCTTCTCCGGAAAAATTTCTAAGCTTTATTCCTCCGTCTTTAAATATTTGCTTAGAGATTTCTGCAATTTTATTTTTTGCTTCCGAATCTTTATCAAAAGAATAATTAGGATTGGCTTTTTTTTCTAAATCAATAATTGCTTTAGCTAAAAGGCTGTTTATGCCCTTCTCTATATCTTCGTTAGTGCCTGCTTTTTCTATGTATCTATTCACACCACTCATTATAGTATTGTACCATGATACCCTCTCCTCATATGCACTTTTTGATTCTTCATTTGAATCTTTCATAAATTCTCCGTTAGTTATTAAAGTACATTACTTATGAATTAATATATACGGAAATAATTAATGAAAAGTTAATGTAATTACGAAAAATTGTATATGTTACTACATAGATCAAAACTGACTATTAGTATACAAACCTTTCTATACATAATTAGTGTTATAGATTCCTGCTTTCGCAGGAATGATATATCTACCTAAAACCATGTGTCATCCCGGCGAAGGCCAGGATCCATGCAGCTTAATAATTGTTTGTTATGTTATATTGCACACAAATCTTTCTGTACTTAAATTGGTTTTGGATTCCTGCCTACGCAGGAATGACAAGCTCTTTTATGTAATACTTTAGCTCTGTATTGCGCAAGGTAATTTTCGGCTTGTGTATGCTTAACTTGAAAGAATAACCTCCAGTAATAAAAATAATTTGAAATTATCTTTATTACTGAATTAGCAGTTAATACTTTGTTATCCTATTTTCCTTTAGACGTACCGGATTTAGGTGAAGCCGGAGTTCTGGACGGATGAACTACAGTAACAGAAGCTGCTTTACTATTAGCAGCACGTACCATTTCTTCTCTTGCTCTTCGTGCTTTATCTTCACGAACCGCTTCTTTCGATCCTAACTCTTCTTCTCGTTTGCGATCAGCTTTTACAGCTGCATTCACATGTGTGTTATCAAATAAATTTGTTACAAGCGTAGCTTGCATTTTCTTAAATTTATCTGAAGTACCGGATCTAGATGAAGCGCTTATTACCTCTTTTCCTATTTCTGCTACTCTCCTACTTTCTATATTTACAGCTTCATCCCATTTTTTAACTGACATATCACCACTGCGTGCTACTGAAGTATTCGATATAGCCTTTCGTTTAGGTTTTTCAGTTTCAGTTACTGAACCGGTCTTTTCTTTTTCAGCACCTACAACTGAACCACTTTCACTTCTACTCTTTGAACGTGTAGCACCTGAGCTTGGTGCTTTACCGGGATTAGTATCAACTATTTTAGCACTTGCAGGAGTAGTAGTTGAAACTTTAGTAGTGCCAGTACTAGAAGCCGGAGCTTTTCGCTTTTTTGTAGCTTCTGATTGAGGTTGTACTGCAGGTTTGTCCCGTTCTGTAGCTACAGGTTCCGGTTCTGTACGATATGCCATACCATTAATTTCTTGTTTTGCTATTATAGCTTTATGTCGATTATCAAAAAAGTCTGATATACTCTCACCCAGAAAAAAAGAAGTAAAACTTTTTATATTATTACGCCTCTCTTCTCCTGCTCCTTTTCTTAGATTTGTTCCTCTTTTTTCAGCTATTTGTTTAGAGATTTCTGCCAATCTTTTCTTAGTATCCGGGTCATTAGCAATTAAATAACCAGGATCAACTGTTTTATGTAAATTTTCAATAGCTTTAGTTAAAAACTCATTAATGACTTTTTCTCTTTCTTTTACACTAACTATTTGCTGTGCATATTCATTTACCTTTGTCATAAGCTTATTGTACCAATCTACTCTTCTTTCATATGCAACTTCCGGATCTTTCATAAACTCTCCTTATTAGTATTAAAACGTATTAAGTTATGCACTAAAATTAATGTTTGAATTAATATATGCAGAAAAAGATTAATAAGTGGTTAACGAAATTACAAAAATTACATATGAATGATAATTATAACAATAAGTCATTAAACTTAGATATTACTATCCGTTGTTACTGATTTATTTGCTTTTATCATTACCAAATAGGGGAATATCAGACTCTTAGATACGGAGTGTGAAGTCTGTGTTGAAGATAAATTAAATTTTAACAATAAGAATAAATAGAGATTATTTTTATCACAGACTTAAAGTAAAACTATTATAAAGTTTTTTATACTACATACTTCTTGTTGGCGGAGTTCTGGAAGAAGGTTTAGTAGGAGTACCAGTCGGAGCACTTATAGTACTAACCGTTGCTTTACTTACTATCTCTTCTCTTGCTCTTCGTGCTTTATCTTCACGAACCGCTCCTTTTGATCCTAACTCTTCTTCTCGTTTATGATCAGCTTTTACAGCTGCATTCACATGTGTGTTATCAAATAAACCTGTTACAAGCATAGCTTGCTTTCTCTTAAATTCATCTGAAGTACCGGATCTAGATGAAGCGATTATTACTTTTTTTCCTATTTCTGCTACTCTCTCACTTTCTCTAGCTACAGCTTCATCCCATTCTTTATCTGACATACGGCCGCTTGTGGTTCTTGAGGTACCCGGAGTCGGAGCAGCAGATGGCGGAATTTTGGAACTAATGCCTCTTCTTTCCGAATCTACAGAAGTTCTTGGAGTATCCGGAGTCTGAGTAGCAGCCTTTCGCCTAGATGGTGGAAATTTGGAACTAGCGCCTTCTCTTTCCGAATCTACAGAAGATATGCTTCCGCTTCTACTACTTAATGCACTTGAAGAATCCATGCGGGTTGTTGAAGTGCTTAGACCGGATGCCGTAGTTCCCGAAATGTCAGACGCTCTAGAAGAAACACTTCCGCTTCTAGTACTTGACGGACTTGGAGTCTGGGATCGCGTAACACTAGGCGTTTTTGTGCTAGGCGGTTTAGGAGCTGGTCTTTTTTTAGCTTCAAGTGTAGTTCGTGCAGGCTCTGCTTTTGGCTTTGGTTCAGTAATATATGGAATTTCCATTTTTTCTTGCTGTGCTATCACAGCCTGATGAAGTTTATCCAAAAAATCTGATGCACTTTCCCTAATAGAAAAAAACTTTATAAAATTACGCCTTCCTTCTCCTTCACCTTTTCTTTTTAAACTCTCAGGGTCTTTTTTAGCCATTTCTCCTGAGATTTCTTGCAGTCTAGTTTTAGTAGCTTGATCAATAATATAATCAGGATTAACGGTTTTTTCCAATTTCTCGATAGCTTCAGTTAAAATACTATTGATTTTTTTTACTCTCTCGTCATCGCTAAGAATGGTCGATAGCATACTTATCTTCTTAATAATGTCATTATGCCAACTTACTCTTCTGCCATATGCAATCTCTGATTGTTTCATAAATCTCTCCTTTTATTAGGCTATATTGCAAAATATTATCATTATAATAATAATATAAAATAAAAGTTAAAAAATAGTTAACAAAGCAGTGATTAAATTTTAAAAGTTGTTTTTGAGGTCAATCTAGAGACTTTAATGACTATGTTAAGCACAAAACATAATGATGACTATGACGCAGTAATTAGTAGTGAAAAAGCATGTCTAAAATTAGTCAACAGCGCCTAGCTTTTCACCGTTAATAAGCGGAGGCAGACCTACGGCCGCACGCTTTTCATTGACCGTCATAAAATCAGCAGCTTGAATACGTCGCCATTTTTTCTCCTGACGTAAAGTCAAAGCGCTAATTGCATTATGATCGTATGCAAGCTCTAAATTAGAATCAAATTTCGGTAAAAGCCAATTATTTAAAGAATCAATAGCATGATCTAATAACGGTAAAATTGTTTCTTCCCAAAAAGCAAGTCTTGCTTCTTGCATATTATTATAACTATTATCACCTTTAATAGCTAAAAGCTGCGGTGGAATACCGAATGCCAAGGCAATATCACGCGCAGCGCTATTTTTAGATTCAATAAAATCCATATCTTTAGGAGTTAAACTCATCTCTTGCCATTGTAACCCTCCTTCCAGTAATATCGGTTTCCCGGGATTAGATTGGCCTGTAAATTGCTCTTTTATTTCTATTTTTAGCCGCTCAAATTGCTCCGGAGTTAATGAATGAGAACCATGAGTATTATCGGACTTTAAAATTAAAGCACCACTTGGTCTTGCACCGTTTTGTAACAATGACTGATTCCATTTAATTGCTTGATTGTGTAAATCAATACTATAACTTGCTGCCTCAATCGATGACATGCCATACCAATCATCCGTAGGGTGAAAATTTTTAATATGAAGAACATCGCTTTGTCCAGTAAATGAGTCAACAGGATAAAATACTTTATGCTCACCAATTTTGTATGTATATCCTGCCGGTAATGCATGTTTACCCGGAACTACCTCAACTCGATCAGGGCGTAAAAAATGCAGCTCTTTAACTTCACCTGCTTTAGATTTTAAAGCTAAAATATAGGAATTACCGCTGAGTAGCTTATAAGCAAAAACATTTTCAAAAAACTCTGCACCGGCATAAAGCGGATTCGGCTTCTTCAATAATTCTAATAATTTATGTTGTTTAACTATCTGCTTATTAGTTTTGGTTTTAAGATAAAGCAACCAATCAACGCTGGCTGCTGACGAAGCTATTAATGATATACAACGATTAGCAACAATATTTTTTTTATACCCTTCTTCAACAAAGCAAGAAAAATTGCGCCCGCTCCAGCATGGGTAAGCAAGATGTGTTATAAAAGATTGAAGATTTTGATGTATAGAATTGTTATTACTAAATTTTTGCACCAACTTTGAAAAAAAATCTATATTCATGAAACCTCATAATAAAAATTAATGTTTACTTCAATAGGGATTTGTTTGTATAATGTGGCTATAAAAAATAGTTTAGTATTAGGGTTAAAAGTGGGAATATTTCAAGATTTACTAGATAAAATTACAGGTAAAAAACAAAACCCTAGTTCCAATACTCATAAGTCAGAAAGTAATAATACTAAAAATTTGACCGAAAAAAAGCCTGATGCTGCACCTACAATCGGTCGTGCACCGGTTCAACACCCTATAACCCAAAAAGAATTAGAAAAATTGGTCAAAGCCGCTTCTACAAAAGAGGTACAAGCTTTAATACAAAATATAGCACCTATTTTTAATCCGGAACTTAATAACCCTGCCGGTAAAAAAAAGATTGAGCACAAACAGACGCACTGAATAAATGTCTTATTTAGATATAAATTTAGAAAATATTGCTTGCAACTATAACTTATTAAAAGAAAAAGTTGCACCTTATGCTCTATGCGCATCTGTAGTCAAAGCTAATGCATACGGCATTGGTGCTAAGCAAGCTATGAAAACCTTACAAAAAGCTGGCTGTAAGGATTTTTTTGTTGCAGGTATGGATGAAGCTTTAGATTTATATAAAATTTCAAAAGATAACTTATTTATGCTTCACGGTGTAGAAACCTATGAAGAGGCCGAACTGGCATATCATCATAATATAATTCCAGTACTAAATGATCACCACCAAATTGACGTATATAATGATTTCGGCAGAAAATTGAATAAAAAATTACCGGCAATATTGCATTTTGACACCGGCATGGGTCGCCTCGGTATTGATCGTGAAGATGTTCAAAAAATAATTAATCATGATTTTATTAATTATCAATATATTATGAGCCATCTAGCTTGCGCTGATGAACCGCAACATCCTCATAACACACAACAATTACAAATGTTGCAAAAATTGCAAAAATTTTTTCCTAACAGCAAAGTAAGTTTTGCCAATTCTTCAGGAATTTTTCTCGGAAAAGATTATCATTTTGACATGGTACGTCCGGGTTGTGCACTTTACGGAATCAACCCAACACCAGGACAACCAAATCAAATGAAACAGGTAGTCACTGCCAATGCTAAAATATTACAACGCCGTATCTTACAAAAAGATCAGCATGTTGGTTATGGTTCTACCCATATTGCTAAAAAAGGTAGTAAAATTCTGGTAGCAGAATATGGTTATGCAGACGGCTACCCAAGAGCACTTAGTAATTTGGCTAAATGCTATGCTCACGGATATTTTCTGGATATAATCGGTAGAGTCAGTATGGATTTAATGATTATTAATGCTTTCGATATTCCTGATCAAATTTTTCATAGTATCAGACATGTGGAGATATTCGGAAATAATATAAAAATTGATGACCTAGCTGCTCAAGCAAAAATAATTACTTACGAAATTCTTACAGGAATAGGAAAAAGAACTCTTAGAAATTATCTTTAAAAATTTGAGTCTAATGCCGGCACCGAGATAAAATTAAATACAAGCCGGTTTAGAAATAAATTTAAAATTAACTTAAAACAATTTCAACCGTTATAAAAATTAAAGTAAAAACCTTATACAATAAATACATAATATTCAGCAATAAAATGTTATCATTTCACTTTATAAATGCACCGCCAATTCATATTATATATATAAATCTAAATTAATAAATTTAGCTACCTTAGAAAATAAAAAGATGTATAATATCTATTGCAATAAAGAATGAAGACGAAATGAAACAAATATGTTTTAGTGATAACATCGTTAAAAAAATACATTCAACCACAGAAATATGGGGAGATATTGAATATGAAAAACTGCTTTTGGCAGTATTGTTAGGACAGCGCTCTCTATTTATAAAATTAATGGACGCTCTCATTCATCAACTTCGTAATAACGATGAAAATTTTTCTATTAACTTTCATTTTACCCATGATATTCGCAAAGCTAAAGAGCAAGACTTTGCTGAAGTTGAAATTCTTTATCCCTCCAATTACTCAGAAATAATAAAAGAATGCTGCGATCTTGCGACAAAAACAATTGCTGAATTAAATGCTATTGAAAATGATTTACTTGAAATAAGTAAGTCGGCTTTTAAAAACCCTAGAGACTCATTTTTTCTTAAAGGTAATTAGTAATACGTCTAAAATTACTTCTCTAAAAACTTAATATTCATCTAACAGACGAACAGTGAACTGTTTTTATATTATAAGTAAACTGTATAGATCCCGGCCTTCGCCTGGATGACACTCGTTTTGGAGACATGTCATTCCTGCGTAGGCAGGAATCTGTAAAAATTATTTATGCACAGAAAGACGTGTACACAATATAACATAATAAACAATCATCAGCTATGTGGATCCCGGCTTACGCAGTAATGACATGCTCGTAAGTAGGCTTTTATGCTGATTACTAAATTTCTATTGCTTTTTATCCAAAATTTTTGCTGCGCTCGTTTCATCAATTAAAAGAAATTCTTTAACGAGATCATCAAAATAGTAAACGTTTGCAGTAGCAAGATCAAACCACCAGCCATGCACTCTCAAAGTCCCTTTTTCCATATGTTGTTTTACTAAGGAATAAGTTTTGAGATGATCAAGCTGCTGAATTACGTTAATTTGCGATACTTCATTATGTACCGGTAAACCTGAATTTAAAGTAAAACCAGCTTTAAAGCGTGCATAAGATGGCTCAGCATAGCGCAGCCAAGATTGCATATGAGGCTCATCCTCAGAGCGGCGACCATTGATTACTGCACTTATAGCAGCACACTCAGAGTGGCCGCAAATTACAATGTCTTTAACATTCAATCCGTGTAATGCAAACTCAATAGCTGCAGCGGTTGAATCCTGCTGAGAATCCGGATCAGTAATATGACAAGGACAAACAAGATTACCGATATTACGCACTACGAACAAATCGCCGGGATTACTGGATGCAAAAACGTTTGGCGCCACTCTACTATCGCAGCAGGCAATCATTAAAGCATCCGGCGATTGACCTTTTACTAAACGGGAAAAATTAGCGCGATAATTTTCTAAAGAATTTTTTCGAAAATCAACAATACCATTAAGTAGTTTTTGCATTCACACCATCTCAAGTTGACTATAAGTAATTCTAGCTACAGATAGTAACTTGTCAATTAATTTTATAAAAGCTTACTATCTATTTCTTTTACGTATACCTGTATTTTGCTGAGCTACGTCGCCTATAGCAGAGCTTGAGGAAACTCTACCGTTATTTTCAACTTTATCGGACGGCTTTACAGAAGCAGAACTCAGAACTCTGCCGATTTCTTTTGCCTGCGCAGCAGCTTTTACCGGAACTTCAGATTTTTCTTCGTGCTGAAACTCAGAGCGAAGTATAGATTCAAAATTAGTTGTATTAAACATACTGCTATCAACACCTTTAGCAAAACCAATTACCATACTTTCAATAAAACCCTCTTTTTTAAAGCCTAAAAGACTTTCACCGACAGCAAGTAAAGCGCTCCACACAGGATCAAATACAAATTTCCCTCCAATTCTACCTCCTAATCTGAAAGATAAACCTTTTAGTAAATTAACTGTCTCAGCAGCGGAAATAGGAACAAGGTCGCTTCTTTTTCCGAAATTAGTTACAGACTGAAAAAATTGATAAGAAGATTCTTGGATTGCTGATTCGTAATCACCCGTTCTTTGAAGCACTTCAGTAAATAAACTATAAGACTCAGAAAATGCTTCTTTCGCTATTTCACTATTAAGCGGTGTAACTGCACTCATAGCAACTTTACTTTTAGATTTCGCATAAGCACTTATACCTATTGCAAGACCAATATAGTTAACAGCTTTAGGTGAAACAGAATAATCATCCATAACTGCTTTAACTGCATTATCTTCGATAATTGCTCGCCAAATTTCACTGACTATAAAATAAGCAGATTGCTCACCAAACATTTTCTCTGACGAACTTCTAGTCGGCTGATTTCCGTCTTTTATAGGCACTATACTTTCACCTTTCTCAGCAAATTGCAGTAATCGCTCATTCTCTTCTTCATAGCGGCTCTGCCTGGATTCCATATTTGACCCTTTTCGATTTTTTGCCATTTTTCCCCATTTTATCAATTTTAATTAAATTATTCTAAAATGCTTTATATAAAATGTAAAAACAAATTAGTATAAAATCTATATTGAGGAAGTAGTATTTTGTCTGCAGCTAAAAATTAAGTTTTCTTCACTATCTTTTTGACGGTTATATGTTATCGTTTTTTATCATAAAATTCGATTATTTCGTCCGGTGTTTTTCTTTTTTCGAGTTTTTCATATATAATATGAAAGGAAAAATTATAAGACTTAGAAAATTCTTTTACTGACGGATATATTTTTTTAGTAGAATGAACAACAATTGGCTCTCCTACAATTTCATAACCTTGGGCTATAATCCGAACAACTGTCATCCCGGCGTAGGCCGGGATCCATCCAGCTTAATAATTCTTTATTATGTTATATAGTGTACAAATCTTTCCGTTCAGATACTGCTTTCGTTCTATGCTTTAACACTACGTAATTAGTTTTTAGATTCCTGCCTTCGCAGGAATGACAGACTTACCTGGTGGATTCCAACTTACGTCAGAATGACATCTAAAACGAGTGTCATCCCGGCGAAAGCCGGGATCCACACAACTTAATAATTGCATTCAAATTACTTACCTTTTCCTGAGATTTTTAGCAGTTTAACCGCTGAGAAGTTCATCATATCGCCGCCTACTCGCTTCGTGGTGTAGAATTTCACAAACGGTTTATCGGTAAAAGGGTCTCGTAGTACTCTAATACCCGAACGATCAACAATTTTATATGCAGCTTTAAAATCAGCAAAAGCTATAGCGATGTTGCCTTCCGTCGGTAAAGGCATGTCTGCAGATTCAAAAATCCTAGCACCGAGTAAAGTATCAGCAGCACCGACAGAAAGCGCAGGTGACCATAGATACTGACCGCTAGTCGGATCCTTCAACAACCGAATAGCCTGCAGCATATTGCGATGCATTAAAAAACCGGCACGAGCAGCAAACTTACTATCCAGAGCATAGTAGAGATTAATCAGATTATCAGTCGTGATTTTAGCTTCTACATTAATTTGATCTATCTTACTGGCAGCATGAGTTAAAATACCTCTTGGCTTGCCTTTTCCATCACCAAGAAGAAAAGCTTTATTTTCAATAGCAGTAAAACTATTGGAAATTTTCTCTGATAGCCATTGACCGATATCGATCGCCGCATCATCAATCAGCTTTTGCGTGGCTTTTGGCTGTGCATATAATTCATGAACCAATATTCGTCGCTTGCTGATTTGCGGGGTTTTAGTATCATCACGAGCGGCAGTTTCTGCAACCCAACCTGCTCCAGCCTCATCACTTTCCTCAAGCATATCTAATGAATCACTGGAAATCGTTTCAGATGACGCTAAATGACGCATCACTGAACTAGCTTCAATATTGCTGATAATCTGTTTAGACATTTTGGCTGTAACCAAATACCCTCCATCAGATTCTATAACAGTAGATAGTGATTTTTGCTGTAATCCGGATAAATCACGATCAATCCCTTTACGAAGATATTGAGTAAAAGACTGTTGATGCTGTAAATCTTCATTAGATATTGAGTGGTTTAAACCTAATTCAGGTCGCGACGTGACTGTTTCCAGCTGACTAAGACGAGCTCTATAGTCGCAAAGCGCTTGGTCTATCTTCTTAAGCTGTTCTTCAACCAAAGGGTCAGCATTACCTTTTTTTTCAATTTGTGATAATCTACTGTCATTTATAGATTTGAACTGTTCCCAAGCTCTTGCAAGTTGGTCAACTCGTTCAGAAATTTGTATAATTTGCATTTACACCTCCAAATTAAATGTGAAAAAAAGTCGCTAAAAGCGACCTATAAAGCAGAATTAACTTCCTGCATTATTACTATAATTTTTTGATAATATTTGATGATCGAACGCCGGCAGATGGGGTTGCATTCGGAATTAACGGCTTTGCATGTGAAGCTTTTTCTATACCTGATACTAAAGTAATTTTAAGTGCTGATTGTATAGCTATTTTCATATCACCTGTCGGTTTAGGTAAATCCTGCTTGTGATTAACACTCCCCTTAGAATAAGACTGCGATTGATGAACAGTTGATGTATCCTTCACACTTACTTCAACATGTTGTTGCCTAGGACCAACCGGTACTTTATCTTTAACATCTATATTAGTAGTTTGCTTTAAAACTGGTTTTTTAGCTTCTATATTAGTTTGTTTAATAATCGGTGTTTTAGGAGCTTTTATTATTGAACTCACTTCCGGATGTTTCGGTTGAGAAATTTTATTAGGAACAGAAACATTAGACTGAGGAGTAATAATAGTTATGCCCTTTTTTTGCGCCAACATAAGCGGAGTATTACCTGAATTATCTGCTGCTAACGTACTTGCTCCCCGATCAACCAGTCGCTGAGCAATTGCTCCTTTTCCTTTTTCTAAAGCCACATGTAATGCAGTATGACCATTTAAAGCATGCGTATTAATATCTGCTCCCATATTAATAAGCTTAAGAATTGATTCTATATCGCGTTTACCTATCGCTCTTGCCAATTCTGTATTTAAATCTTTGCTCTTACCTGAAATACTTTTTCGTTTATTTTCTAACTCTTTAGCTTTTGTTTTTAAAATTTTTCTTCTTTCTTTCTCAGCTTTTTTTAAGAGATCATATAAAGCAGTGCCCTTTGTTATATGCTGACTTGCTATTTTTCTTTGTTTATCCTTAAGCAAAGGGTTAGCACCTGCTTTAATGAGCATACCGGAAATTTCTTCAGAGCGAGACAATGCTGCATAGTGAAGTGCGGTACGACCGTATTTATCTTTTTTATTAAGATCTGCGCCTTTTAAAATCAGCGCTTTGACAAGATCAACGTAACCGCCTTTAACAGCAAGTATTAAAGAAGTTTGCTCTTGACCGTCTCTTTCTTCAAGCCATGTGCCGGAATTAATTAGATCAAGAGCTTCACGAATTAAACCCTTTTTAATTAAAACATGTAGTGCATTATCAGCACTCATGACTACTTGCTAGAAGGTTTTTTAGCAACGGTTTTCTTTACAGTAGGTTTTTTTGTAACTGTTTTTTTAGCTACTACTTTTTTAGCAGCAGGTTTCTTTGCTGCTGTTTTTTTAACAGTAGGCTTTTTAGCCGCCGCTTTTTTAACTGTAGGTTTTTTTGCAACAGCTTTTTTGACGACACTCTTAGCTTTCTTGACTACGTCTTTAGCTTTTTTAGTCACTTCCTTCTTAATTGCAGTTTTTTTAGCTGCAATCTTTTTAGTAACGGTTTTTTTCTTAGCCGCAACTTTAGGTTTAATTGTAGTATTCATATCTTTGTACTCCTCTATATGAATGTCATTGTTAAACATATTATTAACGTTTTTCTTTAATTTATTTACAAAATTAAATAAACTTTTCTTCGGTCCTGTTGGCATACTAATTCCTCCAATTTTTTATAGTACCATTTATAATTATAACTTAAAGTCTTTATTTTTATTCATTAATTCAAATAATTCAAGCCTTAAATTTGAAAAATTTATGTTATTGTGACTTTTATGACACAGTACCAATTCCAGGAATTCAGGCATTGTTAATTGCCAAAAGCAAGCCGGACTTATGTTTAGAGTATAAACAGCTGTGCAAAGCATCTTTTTCCAAGGAATTTCATTTTTATGGCTTTTTTGCATTTTTTTATTAACTTATAATATAAATAGTTATCTAAATTATTAATATTAATAATAAATTTTAGTTTTTATTATCGTTTAAATTAAGAAAAAGTTTTGTCTGTTGATAATTTTAAAGCTGATATTAAAGCTAAATTTCTTTCTAAAAAATAAGAATAATAAAATATTTATTAGTAAGAAAACAACTTTAGATTACTTTCTAAAGACAAACTTCTACTTCTATGCGAATAATAATGAAAAATATTGAAAAAACAACATATAATAAAATTTTTTTGAATTTATTATCGTTTTTTATTTATAACCACCAACTAATGCCCTACAAATTGCGGTTCGCATGGCGTAAAGCTTGTATAATTTCTGCCATAATTTGACTTTGAGATTTTCTAAAAGACTCTCCGTCAGAAGCATTTATATTCATCACTAAATTAATAGGACGGCCATTTGCAGAAGAATTTAACTGATTATTAGAAATCACGTTACCGCTGACAGTAGGAACAAATAATTCAGGGCCACGCTCACCAACAAGATATGCCGCACCGGAAGATACATTACCGCCGCCGGCACGCGGTGAAACTAACATATCTGCCATCATTTTACCAAACATTTTACTATAGTTATAGGGAGTAACCCCGGTAATATTTTGAGCTAATTGATTACTAAAGCCGTTAATAATATTTTTTGTATAGCCGTCAAAATTAAAATAATGACTAAAACGTAATTTTTCTCCACTTATTTTACAATTATCGATAATACGCTTAAGATTACTAATATCACCGGCTAAACCATGTAAGTCTCGCTTAAGTCTATTGGTAATGACAAATAAATCATCTTCACATTTCATAGTTACTCCCTATCCACACCAATCGTAATTGATAAAAATTTGGCAATATCAGGCAAAATATTTAATAAGCCCTTTTCTTCAATAAGTTGACCTAGCTGATCATCTGTTAATATTGTTCCGTCATAAGCCTTTGCTCCGACTTTAATAACTCCTGCAATCTTTACTAGCTGAAGCTGCTCCTGTTCAAAATCAATCAACGCTTTTATAATGCTTTTACCTAAAATTGATTCAATTTCACACAAAGCTTGAAAACTTGGACGTAATGTTAAAGTTTGTGATAGAAATTTAATTGTAAACTCTCCTCTGTTTATATTATGCATTATATCCTCCTAAATAAATTTGAGCTTCCCAACGACGGCGACGTACCAGTCCCGGCAAAATTTTGCCTTTAGCATAAATCCAACGCTCAAATTCCTGTTGAACGTATATATTTTCACCTCTGTTAATTCTGGAACGTAAAGCAGAACGCTGTAATGCCCCTACACCTAAATTAAATGTAAATGAAACCAACATATCCAATTGATGCTGTTTTAGGTCTTGGTGTATTAAACGAAGAACAGCTCTTTGCGCAAAAAATAAATCTTGCTCCAACAGATCTTCAGCTTCTGCTTTACTTAAATATCGAAAATTTTCATCATCTTTGAGTAAATGACCGTAACCGATAGTACGATAACCGGCCTGACAAATGTAAATTTGTGATGAATATGATTCAAATGACTTAATAAATTTAATACCTGATTCAGAAACAAATAATTTCATCTATCCCTCGCTCTTTTTGCCATTGTTCTTTGTCCGAAATAAAAGCTGATAATGCCTGCGAAAATTGCCTGATCATCTATAGTCCATAAATTTTTAAGTAATAAATTATGGTCTGCTAATCCCACAATCATCGTGAATTGAAAATATTTTATCAGCGCATAAAGACCAAAAAAGAAGTATGCCAAAACAGGACGAACAGATGCATTTAAAGCATCAGCCCAAATAATACCCCTTTTGAACGTATGGTATAATGCTTTTACTTGTATTGCCTCTGAATCGCTCTTTACCTTTTCCAGACGTCGATCAATACTATGCTCTTGCATTCTGATCTGATGATCCATCATTGCCAGTTCGTGCTTTTTATCATTATGATCAGTGAAGATTTTTAAAATATCAGGAATAATTGCTGTAAAAAACCCGGCAATTGATGCAAGTAAAGTTATCATATTTCCCTCATTATTTTTTTTAATTTATTTATTGACATAAAAATTAATGTTTATTATGTTCTTTGTAATTAAATTACTATTAATTTCCGTTAATCAGTTTTAATCTTAATAAAATAGGAGCTTTCATGGCTGCAACTAACACTCAAAAAAATATTAGAACCCAGGAAAATGAACCGGGCATGTCTTATAGCGCTATAGGTTTTTTACAAACATGCTTAATGGCATCAACCGCCCATCTCTTTAAATTCGGAATCCCAATAAACGGAATAGAAGTTAGGCTAAAAGGCTTTGAAGTTATACCGGCGGCTATTATGGGAACGTACGCAACAAACAAAATCATAGAATCTCTAAATTTGGATGATGACACAGATTATATAGCAGAAGTAATAAATGGCGGGTTTGTTGGGGTTATTATTCCTCAATTATTACATGCTGTCCATCCACCTTTATCATTTTCTTTTGAAGCTTTTATGTTTTATTCATTCCTTTACGAAGAAAATTTAGAACATCCTAATCTTGCTAGAGAAAGAACTAAATATTTTATTGAAACTCTTGAAACAATTATCAAATATATAGTTAACTCTGAAGATATTAAGCAAGAAAAATTTTATGACTGGGATATTGAATCTGCAAAAAATTTTGATCAAGATAAATATAAAAAATTTTACGACAATCCTGAAACTAAAAAAAGATACGAAAATGGAGGACTTAAAGAGAGTTATAGCTACGATGAATTTGTAAAATTAATAGCGCCTCCAGAAGTTAGATATAAAGGGATAAAAATTATTTCTATTTCAAAAGAAGCTAAATATAAATCATTAATAGTTGACGCTGATGATGCTGTACAAGCTAATTTAAATAGCATTAAAGAACAATCTAATATTATTGCCACATCTTCAGTTACTACTCAAGAAGTAGAAATTGTGGGTGAAACCCCTGAAAATACTGATTTATAA